AATCCAAGCGGAGACCCTAAGGTTCAAAGAGCAAAAGAACTATGTGCTGAGTTAGCAGACTTGGTTAAACCTGAGATGAATGCAACAGCAAGTCCATTAAAAAGGATGTTATCTGAGCACACTATCGGTGAAATCTTAAATGCTCAAATGAACGTAGTAAAAGTTTTAACATTCAAATATTAATCAAATGGTAGAAACATCAGGAATTGGGTACTCACCCAAGGATTTGCAGTTCGGTTCGGACGGCAGGAAGAAATTAATCAGCGGTGTAGTTAAGATGTCCAAGGCTGTTAAGTCAACACTTGGACCAAGTGGTAACACTGTACTCATTGAGAGTCCGCATCACACACACGGCATAACAGTTACTAAGGATGGTGTAACAGTTGCTAAGTCAATTGACCTTATTGACCCAAGTGAGAACCTTGCGGTTAAGATGATGAAAGAGGCAGCGGATAAGACAGCTACTTCAGCGGGTGATGGTACGACCACGGCTATTGTACTTACAGAAGGATTGGTACTTGGAGGACTTGAGCATATCAAAGAGGATATGAACAGGACCGAGGTGCTGAGACATATGGTGGACATAAGCAATAAGGTGGTGGACAAGTTAAGACGCAAAGCCAAGAAAGTTAGTAGCAGTATGTTATTGGATGTGGCAGCAATCTCAGCGAACAACGACAGAGAGATTGGTCGCATTATTGCTGAGGTGTATAAGGATGTGGGTAAGACCGGTATTGTAACTGTAGAAAGAAGCCAAACAAATGAGACATATGCTGAGACGACTAAGGGTTTGAAGTTTGACAGAGGATATTTGAGTCCGATGTTTATCAACGATGCTAAGAAAGACGAGTGTGTGTTTGAGGACGTGATGGTATTGGTAGCCGATATGGAGATAGCAAACATCTTACAGATTGAGAATGTGTTAAAGCCAATCATTTCTGAGGGCAAGAAGCTGTTGATTATCTCTCCGTGTAATACTAATGTGGTGAACACGCTTGCAGCAAACTCAGTTAAGGGGAATCTGAAAGTGGTTGCTGTGCCTCCGCCAAACTTTGGCTACAAGCAGCACGAGTTGATGCAAGACATTGCGATTAGCGTAGGAGCTACTTACTATAGTGAGAAGACGGGTGACGATTTGAGCCATATCAACTACGGAGACTTAGGTCACGCAGCAAAAGTTATTGTTAGCAAGGACAAGACTGTCATTATTCGCAGTGCAGCTAAAGCTGACGAAACAAAAGTTGAGGAGAGAGTGAAGCAGTTGTGGGACGCACACAAAGAAGCGACCAAGAAAGGGGATAAAGACTTCTTGTTGGAGCGTATTGCCTCACTTACAGGTGGCATAGGTGTGATATTTGTTGGTGGTCAGACTGACCTTGAGCAGAAAGAGTTGTACGATAGGGTTGATGACGCTGTGTGTGCAGTTCGTTCCGCACTTGAGGAAGGAATTTTACCGGGTGCCGGCAAGGCATTGCTTGATGAGTCAGCAGATTTGTTTACAAATGCTGAGGCAAGTAAGGAGTATGACGCTGCATTACGCATTTTAAGAGATGCTTTAATGGCTCCATTCCAACAAATCTTGGCTAACGCAGGGCTGAAACCAAGCGATGTGTACAAGGATAGTACTCCTGTTGGTCACGGATACAACCTAAAGACAGGTGAGATGGGTGACTTGGTAGCAATGGGTGTTATTGACCCGTTGAAAGTTACAAGGTCAGCGTTACAAAACGCAGTTAGCGTAGCTACAACCATCCTAAGTACCAATGCAATTATCACAATGGCTCGTACATACGAGCAGCAAAACTAAAAATATGTTTCAGACATCATTTATACCTCAAGGTTGGGAATGTCCTAAATGTAAAAGAGTATATTCTCCGACAACAAATATGTGCAGTCATTGTCCTGAGCATACTCAAGGGGTAGCTTCTACAGGGACTCTTACTACATCTACTGCTCATTTTCATAATTTTGAATCTGATAAAAAAAGTTCATCAAAAACAAAATGTAAAATATGTGGTAAAGAAAAATGGGAACATCCTATTATTTCATATACTTAAAACTAAAAATATGTTAATAGAAAAAATCGCTCAAGTAGCACACGAAGTAAACAAGGCTTATTGCGAAGCAATTGGCGACAAGTCTCAAACAAGTTGGGAAGATGCTCCGGCTTGGCAAAAAGAATCTGCGGTATTAGGTGTAATGTTCCACGTGGAACATCCTGACGCAGGTCCTGATGCGAGTCACAATAGTTGGATGAAACAAAAGGTTGACACAGGATGGGTATATGGTGAGGAGAAAAATCCTGAAGCAAAAACACATCCTTGCATTGTACCTTTTGAAGAACTTTCATTAAGTCAACAAGTAAAAGACCATTTGTTTCGTCAAGTAGTTCACAGTTTAAAAGATTTCAAATGCGACCAATAGGCAAATACATTGTAGTCAAAGATGTACAAGAGACAGTTACCACTGAGAGTGGCTTGATATTGTCAGGTGAGGATACCAATCAGCTACGCTACAAGCGTGCGATGGTGATAGCACCCGGCACTGACGTGAGTGTCATTGACGAAGGTGACGAGCTGTACTATGACAAGGCTCACAGCTTCACGATGCTGATAGATGATACGCAGTACACCATCATCTCTGAGAGAGACGTGGTGGTTGTGATTTAGTCTTCGGTAGATTCAGGTGCAGGCTTTCTGTACTTATTGGCTTTTTGATAAGCATTCATCTCGATAATCATATTTCTGTAAACCTTATCGTTGTAGGAGACATTCTTCAAGAACATAGGGTTTGCAGAAAGACTTGTTGGAATCTCTTCCCCATTTAGTTTGCGGTAGATGTCGAGCACGAGACGAGTAGCTTTATAGCTGAGTTGGTAAAGTGCCCTGCCATTGGGTCCACGTCTTCTGAATGTTTCAATCCAACCTTCTTTGTGCAGGCGTTTAAACCTGCCGACTTCCCAACTCACGAGTTCGGCAAACTCATCAAACTTCTCTTTCCCGAAGTATCCTTCGCTGTATAAAAACAAAATAATATCGAGGTCTGCTTGGCTTAATTGGAACTTTGCCTTGTAGTAATACCTGATGACTCTCCAAAATTTCAAGTAGTCTTTTGGTGCTGTTTTCATTTAATTAAATTTTATTACATTTGTAAAGCAAAGTTATAATTTATTATGGCAACTAAGACACAAACACCTGTAAAGAAGACATTAAGGGAAACCCTTAATGACATTAACTTCAAGAATGCACAAGCTCAAAAAATTCAAGCTGTGCAAGAAGGGAAGGAGAGATTGAAAGATAACTTAGGCAGGAACAAAAAAAGATATGTTAGCAGCACTGATGGTGTTGGCAGTACATATAGACGTGTTGGTGCAGCCGGAAGAATTAAAGGATTACAAACGTTATAATATTCACAATTTAAAAAACAAAAAGATGAAATCAACTCCAAACTTACCGGCATCTTCAAGAATGAAGAACCCTTCAGGTGGTGGTCCACAAATCAAGAATGCTTTGAAAGGAAAAGCAATTGAAATGTCTAAAGGTGTACCTTCTAAAGGAGCTAAAGTAGCTGTAAAGGCTGCAGGTGTAGCTAAGAAATTAGTTAAAAAAGCAAAATAAAAAACAATGGCAAAGTCAAAAGAAGCTGTTCAAGAAGTTGTTCAAGAAGAAGCTAAGCAAGAAGTTAAACAAGAAGTTGCTTCAGTTAAGCCTGAGATAAAATCTGACAAAGAATCAGTAGTTTCTCCGGGTCATACAAGACGTGATTTCAGAAACTAATTACAATGGCAGATAAGTCAAAAATGAAATGTAATCGTCCTGTTCCATCCGATAGACCGGGGAAGAAGAAGATGGTTAAAGCCTGTTCCGGAGGGGAGGAGAAACTCCTTCACTTCGGAGCAAAAGGCTATGGTAACAACTATAGTGCAGCGGCTCGTAAAAGTTTCAAAGCAAGACATAGTTGTGACACAGCAAATGATAAATTGACTCCAAGGTATTGGGCGTGTAAAAACTTATGGGCAGGTCCCGGAGGTGCAACCACAAGCAATCCAAAAGGTCGCAAAGGGAAATACTAATGCCAAAGGACGCCTGTTATAGAAAAGTAAAAGCATCTTATGATGTCTTTCCATCGGCAAGGGCTTCACAAGCCATTGCTAAATGCAGGAAGAGTTCGGGCAGCGTGCGTAAGACTGAGGCAGGTAGTAGTTTGAAAAGATGGGAGAGAGAGAAGTGGCAAGATACAAAGACAGGTAAAGCCTGTGGTGCAGGTGGTAGCAATGAATATTGCAGACCAACAAAAAGAGTGTCTTCAAAGACACCAAAAACAAAATCGGAAATTAGTCCTTCAAAACTTGCCGCTAAAAAAGCTGAGAAGTCAAGAGTTGGTATGGGTAGAAGGGTTTCAAATATTTAAAATCTAATCATATGCAAAATCAACCAAACAAAAGCAGAGGTCTTGGAGACACCATTGAGAAAATCACAACTGCTACCGGCATTAAGAAGGTGGTAGAAACTGTAGCTAAGGCAACAGGAAAACCTTGTGGATGTAAAGAACGAAGAGACGCATTGAATAGAGTATTTCCTTATCAAGATAAAAAATAAAAAATATGTCAGTATTTAAAACAACATTTTCAAGAGCGTTAGCTGTTATCCCAAGTGACAACGCAAACGTGCCATACCCTGCACCAAGTGCAAGTGGTACAAACACATCTGTTACAGTTGCATCTCTTGTAGATAGTGCAGCTACATTCAATACAAAAAATGTTAAGACCGGTGACATCGTGTACAATACAACTGATGGTACCGCTGCAACAGTTCTTGTTGTTGTAAGTCAAACAACTTTGTTGTTAAACGCTGACATCTTCACTGCAACTGCAAAAGCATATGTGGTATATGCTGCAAGTCCTCAGACTTCTAATGGCAACCCGGGTTGTTATTTGTATGTAGGTGGTGCGGGTAATGTAAAGGTTACGACTATTGGTCAAGACGTAGTTACATTCACTGCAGTTCCTGTAGGTACGGTATTACCTGTTCAAGTAGTTAAAGTTCACGGAAGTGGAAGTGGTACAACTGCTACACTTATAAATGCTCTTTGGTAATGGCTAAGGCTACAAGCGGCAGCTCTTATATCAAGAAGCCTAAAAAGAAAGGCGTAGCTGCAAAGAATCAGACGAGTAATAACAAGAATAGTAAACTTTATAAAAAGCCGTATAGAGGTCAAGGACGATGAAACACATTCAATACCTAATAGCATCATTACTTCTTCTATTCACCCCAATATATGGGTTGCTTATAGCAGTGGCGGCATCCATAATCCTTGATACCTTCACAGGTATTTTTAAGTCAATCAAGTTAAACGGGTGGAAGAGTGTGAGAAGTAGAAAATTATCAAACATCGTAAGTAAGATGTTATTGTATGAAGTGTGTGTATTGTTATTGTTCTTAATGGACAAGTATTTATTGAATGAGTTTGTAAAGCACGCATTTGGGTTTGACTTTATGTTTACTAAGATTTGTGCTATACTACTTATGTTCATTGAGCTTGTGTCAATCAAAGAAAATATTGAAGAGGCATTTAAGATTGACATATGGGCTATGCTTAAAAAAGTTTTGAACAGAGCCAAAGAAATAAAGACTGACATCAACGATATAAAATGAGAGACGAGAAAACATTGGAGCGAATCAAACTGCTTCATCCCAAGTTAAGGGATGAGGCTTTTTCAATCTATGAAGAGATTGTCTCTGCATTAAGTGGAAAGGCAGCGTGCCGATTCGCATATACTTTAAGGACCTTTGCTGAGCAAGATGCATTATATGCTCAAGGTAGAACTAAGCCGGGAGCTAAGGTTACAAATGCTCGAGGAGGTCAAAGTTATCATAACTATGGTCTTGCCGTAGACATTGTCTTATTGGTTGACAAAGATGGTAATGGTACATTTGAGACAGCAAGTTGGGATACCAAGTCTGACTTTGATGGTGATAAGAAAGCAGATTGGCAAGAGGTAGTTTCTATCTTTAAACGTTATGGATGGGAATGGGGTGGTGATTGGAAGTTTGTAGATACCCCACATTTTCAAAAGACCTATGGTAAATCCATAGTTGAATTACAACAATTACATAAAACCGACAAGGTTGATAAGAACGGCTTTGTCTTAATTTAATACCTATGGGGAAATATCTTGCATTGGTGTTAGTTATCCCCCTTCTATTCTCTTGTGCAGCAAGGAAGGTGGCTGTATCTAAGACCCAAACACAAACATATACTGACAGCGTAGCTGTAGAAAAGAAAGATAGCATTAGCGTTCAGCAGAACGCTATTGTTGTTGTAGATAGTACTGAAGAAATTGAGGTGACTCCAATTGACACAGCTAAGCCTATCATCATTGGGGAGACCAAGTACTTTAATGCTAAAGTGAAGGTTAGAAAGATACGTAAGCGTATTACTGACTCTTCTACAATTGTGGTTGCAAAGCTAACCGAAAAGCAGGTTGGAGTAAAAAAAGAAGTCAAGCAAAAGACATTTGACAAGAAGGTTGACAAGAAAGCGAACTACATTGGTTTTTTATGGTTGATTTTAGTGCTAATAGCTTTGTGGGTTGCAAGGAAGTACTTACTAAAATGATAAATTTTATTTACTATATTTGTATAAATTAAAAATTAAATCAAATGGCAAATTTAACAGCAGAAGAATTAGACTTTATTAAGCAAGGAGCACAAGATTACACTAAAGTAAAAATTACTCTTGGCGACCTTGAATTGAAGAAGCAGGAGTTAATCGCTCGTGCAGAAAAAATTCAAGAGGCTTTCGCAAATAATGAGAAAGTATTAATCGAGAAGTATGGAGCCGATGCGGTTATTAATACCCAAACCGGTGAAGTAACTCACAAAGAAAAAAAATAAACAATGGTACCTAATAAATTCTTAGGTATCCTTTTTTTAGTCAAAAGACATCATGTACTTGTATATTAAAACATTGGTATAACATGGGAAAAATAAACTCATATCCTACACAGGCATTACCTAAGCTAAATGACAAACTTGTCGGCACAAGTATTGGTGGAACAAACCCTCAAAATGGGACATATAATTTTACTCCTGCTGAGTTATTACAATTGTTTCAGCAAAACTTTAATGCACAAGCTATAGTAATAGATAATGTTCCTGTTTATGCTGATAACGCTGCAGCATTATTAGCAGGATTAACATCCGGTCAGTTGTATAGAACAGGTGATAATTTAAAAATAGTATATTAAAATTTCTTAGCCGATGTCAAAGATTAGCACATACGAAACAGTCCCGGTACCAAAATTATCTGACAAATTAATAGGAACAAGTGTTGGTGGTGAAATAGAAGACGTAACATATAACTTTACGCTGCAGGAGCTATTAGAGTTATTTCTTCCTGTAATACCTGCAAATAATTTGCAAGGTATTTTGGATTATGGAAATACAGCCACTCAAGACATTAATTTATTTGGGACAATTACTACGACTAATCTTGACGTAACAGGTACTGCAAATTTATTTATCACCTATTTGAATGAAGAAACATATATCGTAGGCGGTCTATATGATTCTGTTAATTCAATTGGTACAAGTGGTCAGTTACTTAGTAGTACAGGGAGTGGGGTAGCGTGGGTTACACTTCCTCCTATTTTTACTCCAAACTTACAACAAGTATTAGAAGAAGGTAACACTGCAGACATTGACATCGTATTAGATGCTGACTTAGAAGCTATAAATATTACAACCGACACCGCAAACATTGCAAATCAGTTGTCTATTCAAGGTGTTGTTGTAGATTATAATGAATCTGCGGGTACATTAGGACAAGTTTTGTCAAGTACATCAACAGGTATTGAGTGGGTTAATTTGCCTGCATATAGTGCTGCCTCTCCGTTGTTATTAAATAATGTAACAAAGGTATTTAGCATTCAACAAGCGAGCAATGTACAAGGTGGTTACTTAAGTGCTGCTGATTGGATAAATTTTGATGGTAAGCAACCGGCAGGTAATTATATTACTGCATTAACCGGAGAGGCAAGTGCAAGTGGTCCCGGTGCTGCAAGTACTATACTTAGTAATGCAGCGGTTATCAATAAGGTGCTTACAGGATTTAATCCAACAGCGGGAACAATTAACGCAAGCGATAGTATATTAGTAGCACTTGGTAAAGCACAAAGTCAAATTAATTCATTAGTAGGAGGAGTTGTATATCAAGGGACTTGGAACGCAAGTGCAAATGTTCCTACTTTAACAAGTAGTGTTGGGGTACAGGGTCATTACTACATAGTTAGCGTAGCAGGTAATGTCAATTTAAATGGTATTACTGATTGGGAAGTTGGCGATTGGGCTATATTTAGCGAAAGCATTTGGCAAAAAGTAGATAATACTGATTCAGTTTCATCTGTAAACGGATTTACCGGGGCGGTAAATCTTACTACTGATAACATTCCTGAGGGAATAAATAATCTTTATTATTTAAATAGTAGAGCAAGAAATTCATTAAGTTTTTCTGCAGGTAGTGGAGGTTATGATAACGTAACAGGTGTTATCACAATCCCTACTGATAATAATCAAATACTAAATGGTGCAGGATATATAACATTTGCATCACTTAGTGCAAGTGCTCCATTAGCTTATAACAATTTAACAGGAGGATTTAGTATTCAAAAAGCAGATGCTACGCATGATGGCTATTTAAGTAGCATTGATTGGACTACCTTTAACAACAAACAAAATTATTTAGGTGGAACCGGATTAGTTAAATCTACTGCCGGAACCATTACATATATTACTGATAACTCAGGTAATTGGAATACAGCTTATGATAGAAGTATTGTAAGTGCTGCAGTTACAGGAACAACAACAAAGACATTAACGCTTAACGAGCAAGATGGTAATACAATTACAGCATCTTGGACTGATTTAGACACAGGTCTTACATCAGTTGGTGTAAGTATGCCATCTGCATTTAGTGTGGCAAACAGTCCATTAACTGCGAATGGTACAATTGCTATTACGGGTGCGGGTACATCACTTCAGTACATTGATGGTACAGGTGCACTTCAAACATTCCCGGGATTAACAGGATTTGTTCCTTATACAGGAGCTACGACTAATGTTGACTTAGGAGAATACGGAATTTCTGCAGGATACTTCCAAGCTGACCTAACACCATCAGGTGCTTTACAGGTTGGACGTATGCAGTGGAACTCTGTTGATGGCACAATGGATTTAAGATTGATGGGTAACAATGTTACACTTCAAATTGGACAGGAGACCGTTACAAGAGTAGTAAACAAATCAGGTATTGATTTACTTGAAGCAAACTATCAGGTAGTTCGCATTAGAAAGGTAGCAGAAGGCGGTGCTCAAGGACAACGTCTTGCTGTTGTATTGGCTCAAGGGAATAATGAAAACAATAGTACTGAGGTTTTAGGTCTTGTTACTGAGACAATATTAGCAAACCAAGAAGGATTTGTTACAAACTTTGGTGAGGTTAAAAGTATTAACACTACAGGTTCACTTCAGGGTGAGACTTGGGTTGATGGAGATGTTGTTTATTTATCTGCAACGACTCCGGGTCAATTGACAAATATTAGACCTATTGCTCCCAACCACGCAGTTATTGTGGGTTATGTGACTTATGCTCACGCAAACAATGGTAAGATTTATGTATCCGTTGACACAGGATATGAGCTTGGAGAATTACACAACGTATATGCTCCAAGCCCTGCTGATAAAGCAAGCATTTGGTGGAACGCATCTACATTAAGATATGAGAATAATACAGTTGCAGGTATTTTAGGATATACTCCTGCTAATGCTGCAACTGAGTTAACTATTAATGGGACATCTTATGACCTTAGTGCAAATAGAACTTGGAATGTAGGGACGGTTACATCTGTTTCTGCAAATGCAGGTACAGGAATAAGCATAAGTGGTTCTCCGATAACTACATCAGGCACATTTTGTATTACAAACACAGCACCTTATTCAGGACAAGCTGTTATCGTTGCAGGGTCAGGATTAAATTCATCAGTAAGATGCAGCTCAGGCAATACAGCAAATAATAATTATTCTTCTGCATTGGGAGGATTCAATAATACAGCAAGTGGTGCCTATTCTTCTGTTTTAGCAGGAAATAATAATAACACAAGTGGACAAAATTCATTTATAGGTGGAGGAGGTTATAATGTTGCTAGTGGATATCAATCGTTTGTAGGAGCAGGAAATGCAAATTGTGCTACTTCATCCTATTCATTTGTAGGAGGAGGGAGTATTAATTCTAGCAGTGGTATGTATTCTTCTGTTGTAGGTGGATATAACAATAAAACTATAGGCAGTTATAATTTTGTTGGAGGAGGAATATTTAATTATGTTTGTTCTACCTACGGTTCATTTATTGGAGCCGGTTCTTGTAATTTTATTTGTCAACCTTATTCATCTATTGGAGGTGGATGTTGTAATTATGTGTCAGGTACAGTTTCATCTATTGGAGGTGGCTTTCTAAATAAAATATGTGAGACAACTATATATAATTTTAATATTCCTTGTGGAGCCACAATTAGTGGAGGACAGGAAAGTACAGTTTTGTCATGCTATGGTACAATTGGTGGAGGTTATTTTAATCGTGTTGGTTGCACTATATCTGCTAGTTATGCAGGATTAAATTGTCAATATACAGGTGGGAACAATGCTACTGTTAGCGGGGGGAATAGTAACTTAGTTATTACTAATTTTTCAGGGATTGGCAGTGGACAAAATAATAGTATAGGATGTTTATCTTATAGTGCCTATAGTGGTTGGTACGGACCTACAATACTTTTTAATTCATTTGGAGATTGTGCATTTATAGGTGGTGGATATAATAATATAATTTGTAGTAACGGCTCATTTATAGGTGGTGGATATAATAATATTGCTGCTTTTGGGGCTCATGCTACTATAGGTGGTGGTCAATATAACATAGCTTGTGGTAATAACTCTTTTGTGGGAGGAGGATTTACTAACAAAGCTAGTGGGATTAAATCTACTGTAGTTGGTGGTGCTTGTAATACTGCTAGTGCATATTATGCTTCTATTGTAGGTGGGTTTTTAAATGTCGCTTCTACTAATTATACATTTATTGGAGGTGGTCGTAACAATACAGCTAGTGCTGCTGCTTCAGCAATACTTGGGGGCAACTTTAATACCGTATCAGGACAATATTCAGGTGCATTTGGATATGGTGTTGTTAACAGTATTGCTTGTTCTTTTGCATCAAATCAATTATGGGCTTGCAATTTAGTTGGAACAAGTGTTGCGGTTTGCGTTGGTACAAATGGATTACTTGTTCGTGGAGCGTCAGATTGTAGATTAAAGACAAATATATGCGACATTTCTTATGGGTTATGTGATGTCAATAAACTTAGACCTGTATCTTTTGATTGGAATGAACAAGAAAGAGATAGAAGAGGATGTAATAGACAAGTTGGATTTATTGCTCAGGAAGTTGAACCAATTGTTCCTGAAGCTGTAGGACAACAAGCTGATAACGGAGAATATTCATTAAGTCCTGATAAACTTATTCCAATATTAACAAAAGGGTTGCAAGAATTAAGTCAAGAAAATATATCATTAAAAATAAGATTAGAAACCATTGAACAGCATCTAAAATTAGTTTAATTTAATATTATGAAAAATATAACAATTGTTGGTGGAGGATTATCAGGATGGTTGACGGCATTATATTTAAAGAAGATTCAATTTTCACAAGAAGTTGTAGTTATTGAAAGTTCTGAAATAGGTATATTAGGAGCAGGAGAAGGTTCTGTTCCTTATTTAAGAAGTATGTTAATTGATTTGTTGGAAATTGATGAATCTATTTTTATTGAAAAAACAAAAAGTACCAAGAAGGCAGCTATAAACTTTGAAAATTGGTCAGGTAATGGTACGAAATTTGACCATGATTTTATTGGTAAGAATCGTAAATACAATTCTGATGGCACTCCTGATTATAGTAAATCATATGCCTATCATTTTGACGCAAGATTAATTGCTGATTTCTTAAAGAGCATTGCTATTGAAAGAGGAGTTAAAGTTATTGAAGGAGAGGTTGTTGATTTTAATTTAGACACAGATAAAAACATTACAAGTATAGTTTTAAAGGACAATAGTGTTGTAGACACAAACTTTGTTTTTGATTGTAGTGGATTTAAAAGATTAATAATAGGAGCATTATATAACTCATCTTGGACATCTTATGAAGACCAATTAAAAGTAAATACTGCTGTTCCATTTTTTCTTCCAAGAACTGACAATGAAGAATTTGTAAAGACAGATGCAATTGCAATGGGGTATGGTTGGATGTGGAAGATTCCTTTGCAAGATAGATGGGGTTGCGGATATGTATTTGATAATAATTATATTACAGAAGCTGAAGCTAAAGAGGAAGTCAAGTCTTACTTAGGAATTGATGTATCATTTAATAACACTTTAAGATTTAACTCAGGATGTTTCCAAGAAACTTGGGTAAATAATTGTGTTGCAATAGGTTTGAGTTCAGGATTTATGGAGCCATTAGAGGCAACATCTATAATGATTTCAATTTTGCAATTATTTGCATTTCATGAAGAAGTTTTAAAGGTAGGAATTGACAGATACTCAGAGGTTAGAGATACTTATAATGAATTTATTAGAAACCTTAATCAAGAATGTATGTTATTTGTTAGGCATCATTACGTTTGCGATAAGGAAGATACTGACTTTTGGATTGATTATAAGAATTTACCTATACCTGAAAAACTTGAAGAATATAGAAGAAACAACTATGATGATATAACTATGTTGCATTATTCAGACAAGAATATTAAACTATTTAACAATTGGAGTTATAAACTTGTAAATGAAGGAAATTTTAAATAATATAAATCTTATAGAATTTATAGGTGTATTTACAAGGATTCTTTCATTTACAATATTATCTGTAATGGGAAAAGATTCTCCATTTTTATTAATATGGATAATAAATTCTATAGATGCAATGATTTTGCTATATTGTTCGTGCAAACGAAAGAATAAGCCTTATATGTTGATGAATACTTTTTGGTTAATAGTAGGTATTATTGGTATAATTAACTGTTTGAAATAAAGCAGAAAATGTATTTTTTTTATATTAAATAAATTAATTAATTTTAATTTTAAAATAACAATAATGGTTAATCCTTGGCATACAATTCATATTTTTGGACTTGATACAGTGCAAGTAATTTCTGATACACAAAACGTACAGGTAGCGATTGCAGATGTGCAGGCACAGGTAGAAGCTGTAATAGACAATGTATGGGCAGGGAAACCTGAAGATTACACAGGAGCAAAGACTTATCGTTCCATTAATATATTTAATACATTGTTTTCTGATTGGGTTCCAAATAATATTGAAAATGAGCCGTTTAGAGTAGAGTTTGATAATTTAAACCAATCATTATTAGATGACCTTGCTCAAGCCGTATTTTTATATCCACCTCCTGAAGAATAACAGAATTTTTATTAATAATTAAATCTAATCGAATCTAATATAATCTAATATGAATATAATATTCCAAATTAATGGGGGTATTGGGAAAGCCATAATGTCTACGACAGTATGTAAGCAAATCAAAAAACAATATCCTGATTCTCAATTAATAGTAATTAGTGGTTATCCTGAAGTTTTTTTAAATAATCCCCATGTGAATAGGTCATTTGCTTTTGGGGAAACTCGTTACTTTTATCAAGATTACATTGAAAATAAAGAATTTAAGTTTTTTGGACACGACCCTTATATTGAAACAGGTCATTTATCTCAATCAGAACATTTAGTACACACGTGGTGTAATATGTTTGGAATTGAAAAACCTGAATCAACAAATCCTGAATTATTTATTACAAATAGAGAAAAGGGTTTTTTCTCTAAAAAGTTTGAATCAGAAAAACCTATTTTATTATTACAAACTAATGGAGGTGCAGCTCAACAAGAATTAAAATACTCTTGGGCTAGAGATATTCCTGCAAATGTTGTTAAAGAAGTAATAAAAGAGTTTAAAGATAAATACAATATAGTTCATATTAGAAGAGAAGACCAAACTCAATATGATGATACATTTACTGTTACAGATAATTTTAGGTCATTAGCAGTATTAATAGAGTTAAGCGATAAAAGATTATTAATGGATAGTTTTGTACAGCACGCTGCTGCAGCTCTTAATAAACCAAGTACTGTATGTTGGGTAGCTAACACGCCTATTGTCTTTGGTCATGATTTACATGATAATATTTTAGCAAATTTTCAAACTAAAAACCCCGAATTAAGAAATTCATATTTACAGAAATATGATATTTCAGGTAATATTTTGGAGTTTCCTTATAATAATGAGGATGAAATATTTGATGTACATAAAATCATTGAATCTCTTAAAAAATAATATGGACAAAATATTCTACCAAAGTTCTTTGCCAAGAGCAGGGTCAACTTTATTGCAAAATATATTAGCACAAAATCCTGACATATATGCTACTCCTACATCAGGTGTATTAGAACTTATATTTGGGGCACGTACTAATTATACAAGCAGTCCTGAATTTAAAGCACAGGATGCGGAACTCATGAAAACAGGTTGGCAAGCATTTGCAAAAGCAGGTATGGATGCCTTTTACAATGCCATTACTGATAAAAAGTATGTTGTAGATAAATCTCGAGGATGGGGTATTCATTATGATTTTTTAAAGTTTGTACAAGCAGAAGAGCCCAAAATCATTTGCATGGTTAGAGACTTGAGAGATATTTTTGCATCTATGGAAAATAACTTTAGGAAACATCCTGAGAAGCAATCTGATATTTTAGATTGGGCTAAAGGTCAAGGGACAACAGTCCCTAAACGTGTTGATATATGGGCTCAAAATCCACCGGTGGGAATGGCATTAGAAAGATTATCAGAAATATTTAGAACAGGGGTATCAAATAAAATGTTATTTGTAAGATTTGAAGACCTGTGTCTTTATCCTGATACAGAAATGCAAAGAATATATCAATATCTTGAAATACCATATTTTAATCATGATTTTGATAATATTAAGCAAGTAACTAAAGAAGATGATGAAGTGTATGGTGCATTTGGAGACCATGTTATCAGAACTAAACTTGAACCTGTAAGAAGCAAAGCGAAAGAGTTGTTAGGAAAAGATGTGACAGATTGGATTTTCAATAATTATAAATGGTTCTTTGAACAATTCAGATATACAAAATGATAATAGTATTATTTGGACAGCCGCATAGTGGTAAAAGTACTTTAGCTAATAAAATTGTGGCTCATAATATAGATGGAGATAAGCTAAGAGAATTATTTGCCAATAAAGATTATAGTAAAGAAGGTCGGATTAGAAACTTAAACAGGGCAAGTGATATTGCTCATTATATAAATAGCACAGGAAAGCCTGTAGTTTTATCATTGGTGTATCCATACAAAGAAGCAAGAGACTATTTAAATAGTCTTACCACTGATGTAAAATGGGTTTATCTTACATATACAAATCCAAGGGGCAGGGAGAAATTTCATGTAAGTGACTTTGAAGAACCTAAGTCAGAAACATTTTTACAACTTAATACGGACAATTTAAATGTAGAAGAATGCTTAAATCAAATCAAATTATATGTGGAGTAAAAAAGTACACGTTGCAAGTTCAATGCAACGTAAAAACAATCAATGGTCTTTATTTATAGGTCGTTGGCAACCAATACATGAAGCACACAGACAGATGTTTCAGCAAGTATTGGATGATGGGGGAAGAGTTTTAATTGCAATAAGAGATGTAGAACCCGATGAAAAAAATCCTTTTCCTGTAAGTGAAGTATTAAATACAATTAAAAATGAGTACAAAGACAATCCTAATGTATCAGTAATGGTGGTGCCGGATATATCAAGTGTTAATTTTGGAAGAGGTGTAGGCTATGATATTATTGAACATATTCCTCCAACTGAAGTAGCTGAAATATCTGCAACCAAAATAAGAAAAGATTTAGGGTTATGATAGTTCAAAAGAAAAGACATATCGCTAAAACTATTAGTTATAGAATCGTAAGTACTGCAATAGGATTTTTTATAATGTGGATAGTAAGCGACTCGATAAAAGTAGGAGCTGCATTTGGTATTGCAGAATTAGTATATAAGCCTATTCAATATTATATTCACGAACGTATTTGGTATAAATGGATTAAATTTGGTCTAAATAATAAAAGAAATAATAATGGACATACGAAAAATATCAATAGGACCGGATTATAAAGGAGGAGCAATGCATTATATTGTAGGGCAAAAAGTTCTTGGCGATACCAATGAAATACATTTAATTAAATTTGATGTTGAGAAACAATCTATTAAAATATATATCATTAATGACAAAGCTGAAATTTTGCTTTGGAAAGAGTTTACTTCCACCATTCCTATTTCAATTGAATATAATATAAATTTTTAATGAAGTCACCATTTTATTTTATAGCCAAACCTTTTAATGGAAAACGATATGATAATACCAAAGAAATAGGAGGTGTTGAATTTATTGTTAGCACTTCAGAAGAGGACCACAAGTTTTCTAATCGATTTGCAGAGGTCGTTGAGCTTCCATTAAATTACGATGGAGGCATCGTAAAAGGAGATATATTACTTGTGCACCATAACGTATTTAAGTTTTACAACGACATGAAGGGTAGGCAAAAAAGCGGTAAGTCATTTTTTAGAGATGACTTGTTTTTTATTGAGCCTGACCAATTCTTTATGTATAAGCATGGTTCCACGTGGAACGCTTATGATAGATATTGTTTTGTAAAGCCTATTCCTCCTACTGATAGCTATATCAAAAAGCCATTCAGCGAAGAGCCTTTGATGGGTATTATGAAGTATCCCAATAAATACCTTGCTGAAAAAGGAATCAAAGAGGGGGATATGGTATGCTTTAGCCCTGACAGCGAATATGAGTTTACGGTAGACGAGGAGAAATTATATAGGATGTATGACCATCAAATAACAATAAAATTATGAATCTAATCACATTCGACAACATTATTAAAAAACCATTATCATATGTGGAAGATATACACTTGCACGGGTTTCAAGACGTGGCAGATGGTGAGCACGTATTCAGGAACATTCAGCAAAGAGACACTAACGATGAGTTTGCCCAATACGTTAGTAATCTATTCGGTCCTCGCTACAAAGTAGCATTGAACTTTGTTAGAAAGTCTCCACTTAATCAAGAAGAGCCCAACTTTATTCATACAGATGAGATGATGGGAGACATCACTTGTTTATTATACTTGAATGAACAGGCTCCTGAAGATGATGGCACAACAGTATATGACGATGACAGGAAGCCTCTTCTTACAATGTACTCTAAGTTTAATCGCATGATAGCGTTCAATTCAGATGCTGCACATTCAAGAAATATATTTGATAACTTTGGAGAAGCACTTGGTGCTCGATTAGTTCAAGTCATATTCTTAAAAGAAAAGTAATGAAGGACACTAAGGAAATAAAACTACGCATTATTGCAGCAGGATATAAAGCCGTTGATGAGTTAATTAAAGTAGCTGAAGAGAATGTTGTAAAGACAGGAGGGGATGACGAAGGTGAACTTGCCGCAGACAGACTTAAGAATGCAGCGGCTACAAAGAAGTTGGCAATCTTTGACGCCTTTGAGATATTGAGTCGAATAGAAGCAGAAAAAGAAAACTTGGATTCCGCTGAGCGTGGAGTAAGTAAAACAGATACAAAACAAGGATTTGCAGAAAGAAGGTCAAAATAAAATCTTATACCGAGTCTTAGATAAACACATAGACAAGGCGGTCATCTCTAACAAAAATAGAGTGAGGTCGTGGCTTTATGGCTATAATGAACAATATGACGTTGTTGTTATTTCAAAGACAGGTCAGATAGGTGAGATATACGAGATAGAGGGATTGCGTATTGCACTTCCTTTGGCTCCTGAAAAGTGTCTTCAAAGACACTCAAATAAAGCTGAGCAATATTGGGAGAGGCAAGAACTTCCAAAAGAGTTAGCTAAAATACAATCCATATTTCAATGGAACAACAAACCCAAAGAGTTCAAAGATAATTGGGTAGACTACATCGAGAAAGAATTTGATTATAGAGAACAGGGATTTTGGTTTATGAACAACGGAGTCAAAACCTATATCACCGGGTCTCATTATATGTACTTGCAGTGGTCGAGTATTGACGTTGGTTATCCTGATTTCCGAGAAGCCAATAGAATCTATTGGTTGTTTTGGGAGGCGTGTAGAGCTGACCATCGGTCATTTGGGATGGTCTACCTTAAGATTAGACGTTCGGGATTCTCGTTCATGTCTTCATCTGAGTGTGTCAACATAGGTACTCTTGCACGTGATGCACGTATAGGTATCTTATCTAAGACGGGAGCCGATGCTAAGAAGATGTTTACGGATAAAGTTGTGCCTATCAATAGTAGACTTCCCTTCTTTTTTAAACCTGTAATGGATGGTATGGACAAACCAAAGACTGAACTTGCGTTTAGAGTGCCGGCATCAAAGATTACTAAGAAGAATATGTATGAGTCTGACGATAGCGAGATTGACGGACTTGATACCACGATAGATTGGAAGAATACAGAAGATAATAGTTATGATGGTGAGAAGCTATTGTTCTTAGCTCATGACGAGAGTGGCAAGTGGGTGAAGCCTGTAAACATTAAGGAGAATTGGCGTGTAACCAAGACTTGTCTTAGATTGGGTAGTAAGATTATTGGCAAGTGTATGATGGGTTCTACGTCCAATGCACTTAGCAAAGGAGGTCAGAACTTCAAAGATATTTACGAGGAGTCAAATGTAAAAGTACGTAATGCCAACGGGCAGACTAAGAGTGGTCTGTACGCATTATTCATCCCGATGGAGTGGAACATGGAAGGCTTTATTGATAGATATGGATTCCCTGTGTTCAGAAAACCTGCAGAACCTATTGCAGGTGTTGATGGTAATTGGATTACCAATGGTGCCATTGACTATTGGGAGGCGGAAGTAGATTCGTTAAAGACTGATGCAGATGCACTAAACGAGTTCTATCGTCAGTTCCCAAGAACGGAGTCTCACGCATTCCGTGACGAGAGTAAGCAAGCCTTATTCAACCTTACAAAAATTTATCAGCAGATTGACTATAACGACTCCATGATTAAAGAGCACTACTTAACACGTGGCTCGTTCTCATGGAAGGATGGAATAAAAGATACTGAGGTAATTTGGACGCCTGATACAAGAGGTAGATTCTTGATTAGTTGGGCACCACCTAAACATATGCAGAACAACGTGCATATTAGAAATGGGATTAAGTATCCCGGCAATGAGCACCTTGGTTCATTTGGTTGTGACTCGTATGATATTTCAGCAGTAGTGGGGGGACGTGGTTCTAATGGAGCATTACACGGTATGACCAAGTTTCATATGGATGACGCTCCGGTAAATCAATTTTTCTTAGAGTACATTGCTCGTCCACAAACGGCAGAAATCTTCTTTGAGGAAGTACTAATGGCTTGTATATTCTACGGAATGCCTATCTTAGTAGAGAATAATAAACCAAGGCTTTTATACCACATAAAGAACAGAGGATACAGAGGATTCTCAATTAACAGACCTGATAAGCAAATGGCTAAGTTAACAAAGACTGAGCGTGAACTTGGAGGTATTCCAAACTCATCAGAAGATGTTAAGCAAGCACACGCCTCCGCAATTGAGTCGTACATTGAAAAGTTTGTTGGATTAGACTTGGAGGCAAAGTATAGAGACCCTGAGGAGATGGGTACGATGCCGTTCACAAGAACACTTGAGGATTGGGCTAAGTTCGACATCAATGACAGAACAAAGTTTGACGCTTCTATTAGTTCAGGATTATGCATCATGGCTAACCAAAAGCATCTTTATATGCCTGAGAAAAAAGAATCGAAATTAATTATTAACTTCGCTAAATATAAAAACGAAGGAACAACAAGTCAATTGATTAGATGAAAAATGTAACAATCAACATAAACACCACATCATTCCCAAGTCAATTAGCGACTGATGCAGAAAAAGCAACAGACGCATTTGGGTTACAAGTGGGTCAGGCTATTCAATATGAATGGTTTAGAAAAGATGGGAGCAATTGTAGATACTATGGTCAATGGCAAGATTTCCGGAGACTAAGACTATATGCAAGAGGTGAGCAGCCAATTGGTAAATATAAAAACGAATTGGCTATTGATGGTGATTTGTCATATTTAAATCTTGATTGGACTCCGGTTCCTATTCTTCCTAAGTTTATTGACATCGTAGTAAATGGTATGTCTGACAGGTTGTTTAAGCCTAAGGCTTATGCACAAGATGCAATGTCTCAAGCTAAGAGGAGCAAGTATCAGGACATGATTGAAGCTCAGATGGTGTCTAAGGACATCTTGATGACTATTAAAGAAAAAACAGGCGTAGATACATTTATGATGGAGCCTGATGAGCTTCCTGAAACTGACGAAGAATTATCGTTATATATGCAGCTTAACTATAAGCCTGCAATTGAGATTGCTGAAGAGGAAGCAATCAATACCATTTTTGATGAAAACCATTACGATGACATCAGAAAAAGAATTGACTACGATATTACTGTTATTGGGATTGGTGTAGCTAAGCATGAGTTCTTACAGGGAACAGGAGTTAGAGTTAGCTATGTTGACCCTGCAAATATTGTATATAGCTATACAGAAGACCCATTCTTTAAAGATTGTTTCTATTGGGGAGAGATTAAAACTGTTCCTTTAACTGAGTTATACAAGATTGACCAATCTTTGACTAAAGAAGATTTGCAAGAAATAACTCAATACAGCCAAGCGTGGTACGACTATTACAACGTACAGCAATTCTACCAAAACGACATCTTCTATAGAGATACTTGTACATTGATGTATTTCAATTACAAGACAAGCAAGAAGATTGTTTATAAGAAAAAGAAACTTGAAGGCGGTGGTTCTCGTGTTATTGAGAAAGATGAAACCTTCAATCCTCCTGCTGAAATGATGGAGGAAGGTAACTTTGAAAAGATTGAAAAGACCATTGACGTATGGTACGAAGGTATCATGGTTATGGGAACAAATATATTATTGCAGTGGAAGATGTCTGAGAATATGGTTCGCCCTAAGTCAGCGTCTCAACACGCATTGCCTAATTATGTGGCTTGTGCTCCACGTATGTACAAAGGTGTTATTGAATCGTTGTGCAGAAGAATGATACCATTCGCTGACTTGATTCAAATTACTCACTTAAAATTACAACAGGTAATTGCACGTACTGTACCTGACGGTGTGTTTATTGATGCCGATGGGTTGAATGAAATTGACTTAGGTACAGGTAATGCTTACAATCCTGAGGATGCACTTAGATTGTATTTCCAAACAGGTAGTGTTATTGGACGTAGTTTTACTCAAGATGGAGACTTCAATAATGCAAGAGTGCCTATTACACAGTTAACCTCTAACTCAGGTGCTGCTAAAACACAGATGTTAATAGGCAATATGAACCATTACATTGATATGATTAGGTCTGTGACCGGTCTTAATGAAGCAAGAGATGGTTCTACTCCTGACCCTAACTCATTGGTTGGCTTACAGAAGTTGGCAGCATTAAATTCAAATACTGCTACGAGACATATCCTTGATGGTTCATTGTACATTTATCGTTCATTAGCCGAGGCTTTGACATATAGAGTAGCTGATATTTTAGAGTACTCTGATTTCAAAGACGAGTTTGCTAACCAAATAGGTAAGTATAACGTATCTATCTTGAATGACATCAAGGACCTTTACATTTACGACTTTGGTATTTTTGTTGAGGTATCTCCTGATGAAGAGCAAAAAGCACAGCTTGAAGCTAATATTCAGATGGCATTGTCTAAGGGAGATATTAATCTTGAAGATGCAATTGACATCCGAGAGATTCGCAATATTAAACTTGCAAACCAATTATTGAAGATGAAGCGTATTAAGACGCAAGAGCGTGAAGAGAAGATGGCTATGCAAAAACAAGCCATGATTGCTCAACAACAATTGCAAGCTCAACAGATGGCTGCTCAAACAGCACTGCAGAAAATTGACTTAGAAGCTCGTGCTAAGATGCAGATTAAGCAAGCAGAAGTTGCATTTGATATTCAGAAGTCAAACAATGAAGCGGTGCTTAAATCTCAATTAATGCGTGAGGAGTTTGAGTACAACCTTCAGTTACGTGATATGGAGATGGGTGACTTAAAGTCAAGAGAGCAAATGAAGGAAGATGCAAAAGCAAAAAGAATTAGCCAACAAAACACCGAGCAATCTAAGTTGATTAATCAAAGAAAGAACAATTTACCACCAATGAATTTTGAATCAAACGAGGATAGCTTAGATGGCTTTGACTTAGCCGAATTTGAGCCTCGATAAAAATGTCAAAATTTTTGTATAAGTTTGTATAAATAAAATCAAATCAAATGGAATTTAAAGAAGTTAAGGCATTGGACATTATTGAACCTAAGAGCGTTCAGGAAGTCGAAAAAGATTTACTTGATAAGCATGAGCAATCATTGAATCAAGAAGACGAAGCAGCTAAAGCAGCAGAAGCTGCAGCAGCAACAAATGACAACACCGATGACAATAAAGAGGTGGAGTTAAAAGATGAAGACGTTCTTTCATATATTGGTAAGAGATATAATAAGCAGATTAATTCATTGGATGACTTAGTCGCTGAGCGTAAAGAAGCTGAGCCACTACCTGAAGATGTAGCTGCTTATATGAAATACAAGAAGGAGACAGGTCGTGGGTTTGAAGACTTCCTTAAATTAAAGAAGGACTTTGATACAATGAATCCTGACCAACTTCTTAAAGAATACCTAACTGTTACGCAGGAGGGGCTCGACAGCGATGACATCGAGGCTTTGATGGATGACTACAGATTTGACGAGGAGTTGGATGATGAGTCAACAGTTAAGAAAGCAAAAATCGCAAAAAAGAAAGTTCTTGCTGAAGCCAAGAAATATTTTAATTCTCAAAAGGAGAAATACAAAATGCCCCTTGAGTCAAGTACGGCATTCATCCCCGAGTCAGAGAAAGAGATATACGAAAGCTATAAGCAATATACCCAACAGGCAAAGACTATTGAAGAGGAGAACAATCGTAAGCGTCAATGGTTTGACCAAAAGACGAACGATGTTTTTAATGGAGAGTTCAAAGGTTTTGAGTTCAACGTTAATGACAAAAAGTTCACGTTTGCTCCGGGAGACGCCAATGAGTTGAAAAAGAACCAAGCAACACCACAGAACTTTATTAATAAGTTCTTAGATGAGCAAGGTTTGATGAAAGACGCAGCAGGTTATCATAGGTCTTTGGCTATAGCAATGCATCCTGACAAGTTTGCTAAGTTCTTTTATGAACAGGGATTGGCTGACGCAACAGATGATGTTACTCGTAAAATCAAGAACATCAATATGAGCACTAACCGAGTACCTGAAATTAGCAAGTCTACAGATGGATTGCAGGTGAAAGCGGTAAACCCTGATTCAGGAAGAAACCTGAAAATCCGCAGTATAAAAAGAGTTTAAAACAATTAAAATTTTACAAAAATGGCAAGTGCTTTATTGAATAACCCCACCTACCAATTGCAGCCAAGTGCTGAACAGGTGGCGTTACAGACAAACTACATTACCAACTTCAACTTCTTGAATCAGTACTTACCTGATACATACGAGAAGGAATTTGAGCGTTATGGTAATAGAACAATTGCATCTTTCTTACGTATGGTAGGAGCAGAGATGCCGTCTAACTCTGACCAAATCAAATGGGCAGAACAAGGACGTTTACACATTAAGTACACAAACTGTACTTCAGCAGCAGCAGCAGGTGCGGCAACCGCAACTTTCACTGTAGCTGATTCAGGCGTGACTTACATCGCTATCCGTGTTGGACAAACTTTGATGATTCAAAACAACACTTCAGGTGTTTACAACAAGGCTATCGTAACAGCGGTTCCATCAGCAACTACTTTCACAGTAGCTTACTATGAGACTGCAGGTCAAGCATTCGCAGTTTCTACTCAATGTACTGTATTCATTTACGGTTCTGAGTTCAAGAAAGGAACTAACGGAATGGTTGGTTCATTAGAATCAGAAGATGACATCTACAGCAACAACCCAATTATCATCAAAGATAAGTATGCGGTGAACGGTTCTGACATGGCTCAAATCGGTTGGGTAGAAGTAACTACTGAAAATGGTGCTACAGGATACCTTTGGTATTTAAAATCTGAGCACGAGACTCGTTTACGTTTCGAAGATTACTTAGAGACTGCAATGATTGAAGCAGTTCCTGCTGCATCTTCTTCAGGTGCTGCAACTGCAGGATACATGGGTTCTGAAGGTATCTTCTACGTAGTAAACAACCGTGGTAACGTTTGGGGCGGTGGTACTCCAACAACTTTATCTGATTGGGATTCTATCGTTTCTCGTTTAGATAAGCAAGGTGCTATCGAAGAAAACGTAATCTTCGTTAATCGTGGATTGAGCTTCGACATCGACAATATGTTAGCTACATTGAACGGATACACTTCAGGTGGTGTTGCTCAGTCAGCATCATTCGGTTTGTTCGACAACGATGTTGACATGGCGTTGAACTTAGGTTTCACAGGCTTCCGCAGAGGTTACGACTTCTACAAGTCTGATTGGAAATACTTAAACGACCCAACAATGCGTGGTGGTTTAAATACTACTGCTGCAACTGCAACCGGTACTATCACAGGTTTGATGGTTCCTGCAGGTTCTACTTCAGTGTACGACCAAATTATGGGCAAGAACGCTAAGCGTCCTTTCTTACACGTTCGTTACCGTGCTTCTGAAGCTGAAGACCGCAGATACAAAACTTGGATTACAGGTTCTGCCGGTGGTGCTGCTACAAGCGACTTGGATGCAATGGAGGTTAACTTCCTTTCTGAGCGTTGTGTATGTACTTTAGGTGCAAACAACTTCGTATTATTCCGTTACGGTTAATAAAGGAAGAAAATCTATGGGAGGGTGTCTTCAAAGACACTCTCCTTTTTTTTAAAATCTAATTAAATCAAATACAAAATGGCAAAAAGTACAACACCTGTAGATAAGGTATACAAGTTAAAAATAGGTAACCCTTTAAGCTACACTTTAGCTTCAAGAAACCATCCTCGATTCCCACTAATGTGGTTTGACGAGAAGAACAATGTTAATCGTGCATTGAGATATGCAACGAATCAAAAGTCCCCATTTGAGGACGAGCAAGACGGAAATGCAATCATAGAGCCAATCATCTTTGAAGATGGCTTTTTACGTGTTCCAAAACAAAACCCTGTATTACAGCAATTCTTACACTACCATCCGTTGAACGGATTAATCTTTGCTGAGGTAGATAAAGAGAAAGATGCTGCTGCTGAGGTTGAAGATTTAGACTTAGAGATTGAGGCTTTAGTAGAAGCTAAACAATTAAGTCTTGACCAAATTGAAACTCTTACGAGAGTAATGTTTGGCAAAGACCCATCTACCGTGTCAACTGCTGAGTTAAAGCGTGACATTTTGGTATTTGCTAAAAGAGAACCTAAGGAGTTCTTGAGTATTTTAAATGACCCTGAATTAAAGTTTCAAGCCAAGGTTCGTTTATTTTTCGAGAATAAGTTATTGATATTAAGAAACGGAGACAAAGAGGTGTGGTTTAATACCGCTACCAACAAAAAGAAAATGTTATCCGTTCCGTTCGGAGAAGACCCATATGACATGGTAGCTCACTTCTTACAGAGCGATGAAGGCATTGATTCCTTGAAGATGTTAGAGGCAACTTTGGGATAATAGATGTTGATTATTGATTGATGATTGGAAAGATGGGCACTTGTTGTGCCCTCTTTTTTTTTATGTATATTTGTAAAAAAAGAACTAATGATAAACTCAGTAAGAAATACGGTGCTATCCGTTCTTAATAAGAACAACTATGGATACATCTCTCCTTCTGATTTTAACCTCTATGCACAGAATGCACAAGTTGAAATTTTTGAGGAGTATTTCAGCAGCTATAACAAGGTTATAAACGCTGAGAATGCAAGAGCAGCAGGTACTGACTATGCCGATATGGAGCAACCTATTGCTGAAGTTTTAGAATTTTTTCTACGAACTGATTATCTTTCAAAAATTTCAGCCAATAAGTTTTCATTACCTACTCCTACTACAACAGGATACTATTCATATATGTTGTTGGATGTTCAATGTAAGCCTGTTATTCTTAAGACAGGTACAAATACTGCTGTTACAGCCGGTCAATTAGTTGATAGTACGGCAACATTTACTACATACGATATTGTAGCAGGGGATGTAGTAGCCAACCTTACAACAGGATTAGTATCTACTGTGGTATCAGTTCTTAGCAATACAGCAATTCAATTGGATTCAAATATATTTTTAACGGCAGGGAATGCATATGGCATCTTCTCTTCTTCTACAATAGTTCAAGCTGAGAAGGTAATTAACTCTAAGATAGCATTGCTTAATAATTCAAATCTTACGCCTCCTAGCTTGCAGTACCCTGCTTACACGCTACAAGGTGAAGAATTAACGTTCTACCCTACATCAATAAGGAATAAAGGTCAAGTTCAAGCAACTTACTTTAGATACCCTAAAGTGCCTAAATGGACCTATATTACGCTTTCAAATGGAGAGCCTATATTTGACCAATCACAATCTGATTATCAAGACTTTGAATTACCTATAGAGGACGAATATAAATTGGTTACAAGGATTCTTCAGTATTGTGGTATATCTATTCGTGAGTCTGAGGTTGTACAATTTAGTATGGCTAAAGAGCAACAAGAACAAAATCCATAAAAACTTTTAAGATATGGCATATATATCACAATATCAATACTATGAAAACGGAGGTGTAACACCCGAGGACGCTAATTGGGGCTCGTATCAATATGTTAGTTTACAAGACATCGTAAACAACTTCTTATTGATGTACTCAGGAAACCACTCATTGGTTAACAATGAGGAGCGTTATAAAGTATTGTTTCACGCTAAGCGTGCTATTCAGGAATTGAACTACGATGCATTTAAGGAAATTAAAGTATTAGAGTTAACTGTTCCTGATATGTTAAGATTCATACTTCCTTCTGACTATGTCAATTGGGTTCGTATCTCTTTGTACAAAGATGGTTGGTTAAGACCATTGACTGAGAACATCCAAACACTTTCATCTAAGGCATACTTGCAAGACAATACAGGTCGTATTTTATTTGACCAATATGGTAATGCGTTAAGTCCTCAGTATTCAAATATTGATTTTGATAGATTGACTAAGACCAAGAAGAGTATCTACTTAAACCAAGGCAATCAGTTCAATGGTCAGTTGGGTTGGAACTACGATGGTATGTGGTACTTTGAGGCAAACATTGGAACTGCTTATGGATTGAATACAGAGACAGCTAATTTTAATCCTACATTTAATGTGGATAGAAAAGCAGGAGTCATTAACTTTGATTCGTCTATGTCAGGATTGTCTTGTATTCTTGAGTACGTTTCTGATGGTATGGAGCAGGGAGATAACTCTTTGATTACTGTAAACAAGTTGTTTGAGAAATATATCTATGCTTCTATTCAATATGACATTTTAAGTTCTAAATTAGGCGTGCAAGAATACATCATTGCTCGTGCTCGTAAAGAGAAGAGTGCATTGTTGAGAAACGCAAAGATTAGAATTAGCAATATTCATCCCGGCAGACTCTTAATGAACTTAAGAGGTATGGACAAGCAAATAAAATAAAATGGCAAATTTTACAAGAAACTTTATAGCAGGCAGGATGAATAAGGTCGTTGACCAACGATTACTTCCTGAGGGTGAGTATGTAGATGCTATGAATATTAGAATGGGTTCTACTGAGAACTCAGAAGTAGGAGTAATTGAAAATACAAAGGGGAATCTACCCCTCACTTCATTAGCTTATATTGATGGTACTCCACTTAGTGCAGCGGCAAGATGTATTGGTGCACTTCAAGATAGTGCAACTGAGACTATCTTTTGGCTTGTGCACGACCCTGATTTCCCTGTAGGTGCTACAGGTAAACTTGACCTTATTGTTTCTTTTAATGTTTCGTCAAATATTTTAACCTATCATATTGTCTCTATTGACGATGGAGGTGGTGTTAATACCACATTGAATTTTAACCCGAACTACTTAGTTACGGGTATTGACATATTAAACGATTTGTTCTTCTTTACTGATGATTACAATGCTCCAAGATGTATGAACATCAAAAGGAACTATCCTAATCCAATTAGTAACGTAGACCAAATTACAGCAGAGTCATTACTTGTTATCAAGAAACCACCGGTACAATCACCGGGTGTGCAGCCAATTGTAACCAATGGTCAAGAGAACTTTTTGAATACAAGATTTATTTGCTTTGCTTATAGATACAGATACATTGATGGAGAATATAGTGCCACGTCTCAGTGGTCTCAACCTGCATTTGTACCTAATCCATTTAGCTTTAGTATTGAGAGTTTCTTGAACGAAGGAATGACCAATTTTTGTAACTCAGCAATTGTTACATACAACTCAGGAGGACCTCTTGTAGTTGGTATAGACTTGCTATTTAAGAAAGCAGATGGTAATGTAATTAAGGTTATTGAAAAACTTGACAAGGCTAACTTAGGTCTTGCAAATAATACAGACTATCAATATACGTTTACAAACAGCAAAATATTTACCATACTATCTGAGGCTGAGTTATTGAGATTGTACGATAACGTACCTCGTTTTGCTAAGGCTCAAACTATTATGGGTAATAGATTGATGTATGGCAACTATGTTGAAGGCTATGACTTAGTAGACCAATATGGTGCTCCTGTTAAATTTGAATACACAACAAACTTGGTATCTACTCCTATTGGAAATACGAGTATTGATGATGGTCTTCAATCAGGAAACTATTCAATTAATGGAAGTGTAAATATTGCGAATGCTGTAGTTACATTTGACTTAGCAGGGCAGAACTTGGTAGCAGGTTCTGCAATAAACTTAGATGTCACAATATCACATTCTCAGTTTACCGGTCAGACTCCATTCCCTACCGAAACAACAGATGACGTTAGATTAAACTTTGCGTTCTTTTTAGCTACTAATTATACATCTGTGTATCAGTTAGCAACAAGCGTAGAGTTTCAAAACGCAGTAGGTACTGCTGCAAATATTCAAACAGTAGCCAATGCTTGTAACGGAACAACCTTTACAGATGCATTCAATTGTGCTATACCAAATAACTTAGATGCATTCATTAAGAATGGCAGTGGTATTAGTGCGGTTGGGCAGCCGGTAAGTATTATAACAAGTCCGAGCAGTAGCGTAATTGGATTGCAGTTCCCTGTAATGAGATATGTAAATAGCTTAAGCAGTCCTACTCAGACTTTTTACGAGTACTATGCGGTATCATTTGCTGAAGCTACTTTCCAAGAAATTGCAAACCCTCAAAGTTTACATAGCAATCGTGACTATGAGATTGGCATTGTATATATGGATGACTTTAACAGAGCAACAACTGCTCTTGTAAGTCCTAATAATACAGAGCACATTCCTTGTGGATTATCTGCTTTCAAGAACTCTATTCAGGTTGTAATACCTCCAACGCAATTGCCTCCATCTTGGGCAACAAGATATAAGTTTGTTATTAAGCCCGATGAAGAGAATTATGAAACGATTTATGTTAGCATCTTCTTCCAAGACCCAATCACAAACAATGCGTACTTCTTGCTTGAGGGCGAGAATGCACGTAAAGTAGAGGCAGGAGATAGACTTATCGTTAAGGCTGACTCAAATGGTGCAACTACATCTTGTGTGTATGCAACTATTCTTGAGAAGTCTTCTCAGGCATCAGGATTCTTGGAGATACCAAGTGCATTAGACCCTGATGTAATGATACCAATTCCTTCGGGTGTTTATGCTAAGATTAATCCAAACAGCTTTAATATTGTTCAGGATGAGTTAGCTATCATAGCTCCGGGTAAGGTAACAGAGACTTCACCAAGAGGAGGAGGGTATCCTATTCTTTATTATCCAATGAATAGATATGATACAGCTACATCAGCGTGGGTTGATTATGACGTTCCTGCAGGTAGCCGTATTGTGATGACTATTAAGCAGGCAAGATGGGGAGTTGGAGATTCTTGTGAAGAAAGAAGAAATACTTTAGAGAAGACTCTTATTTCATCAAATGCATATGATAATATGTATGATTGGTGGGTAGGGGACGATGTTGAGCAGTTTTTAAATGACGGGACAAGATACGCAGGAGCAGGACAATGTGTTCCTGACAACGAGTTTGTTCCGGGCATCACTAATACTGCAGGAGATATACCAACAGACTTATGTATCAACTACTATAAGTTTTATAGAAATACATCAACCAATCAATTACAATTGATGGTAACAGGAACATTGCCTTGTACAGGTGTGGGGTATCCTAATGCTCGTGCATCAAGTGTTGAGGTTAATATAACTGTGTTCCGTTCAGATAAGACAATCATATTTGAGACTCTTCCATCTGACGCATTACCTGATGTATTCTTTGAAAACGAGTTATCATTACCTATTGTAAATGGTAATCACTTGGGTAATATCCAAGACCAAAATAT